GTGGGTCAAGATATAATATAGCTCCAGAAACTTCACTAAAATCACGATAACTTTTATTCGTCGCTTTAATTTCATTCGGTCGTTGAAGTCGCTCAATCTGTTGAAGTTGTCCAATCTGTTGAAGTGATTGAGACTCTTTTTCATTAAACCAATCCCATTCTGACCCAGAAGTAACTTTCTTATATGTTTCTGTTTGTTTATAACCGCTAAAAACGTCATGATTTTCTATAATTTCTTTAGCTAGATTATATTTCAAATCTGAAATTTCTTTGTTGTATATATAGTCTACCTTTTTATTACCGAAAGAGTTAATCAGCAACTTTAAAAAGTCGTCTGTTGTCTTGTTTTCTTTATCCTTAATCTCGAAGAATTCATCTCTTGAAATAATTAGCGTTTTAATCCACTCACGGTCTTGCGAAATAACTCGTTCAAAAGCGTTGGTTATATCCTTGTCTAAGTCGTTATAATACACTTCTAAACCATTTAAAATACATTCGGCTGTAATTGCTCCGCCTCCTCCGAAGATGTCGTATATCGGCCTGTCTGTGCCAAAGTTCTGTTTGATAATTTCAATTATCTTCTTGCTTATCTTTTTCTTGCTTCCTTGGTATGGTAGCCCAATAGGTCTACCTTTTCTGATTTTCTTCTCGTCTAACTTAAGCATTAAGATTCCTTGTCTTTCTATTTTGGTAAAATTTATTCCATTTTTCTATAAGTTCCAGCAACTTAGGTTCATTATATTCGATAAATAGTTCAATCTGCGATGTACACCAGCAGTGTAAACAGCGATCGCAACTATAACAGACGTTTGTATATCCTCTGCAATCTTTGCAAACTCCTAAACCGTCACTCGTTGGAATATCGAAGCATTGGCAATATCTTTTATCATTAAAGTATTTTCTTTTCATAGTTACCTTTCTAGTTTATTTTATATACTATTATAAGCTATTTTCTTTTAATTATCAAGCGATGAATGCAATAAACCACTAATAAAATAATTGTTATTATAAACAGCGGCGGAATAAATATAGTTACTGCAAACCAAACAATAGAAACTAAAGTATAAATCATGATTTTAAGTATTAACTTACCTATTTTAGTATCTTCGAAAGTCATATCATCATTAGATGATGAATTATCTTCTTTTGGATTACCGTAAAATATTTTGTCTTCATTCACTTCGTACTGGTTTCTACAATAATCACATTTACCATTAGTGAAATTTGAAGCCCCACAGGTTTGGCATTGTATTAAATTCACTTTACAACCTCTATTATATACCCTTTCAGTTTATGACCTTTTCTATAATTTATAGCTGGAGTGTTTAAAGCGACATTAGCATATCTAGCTAAATCGCTGAAGCTTCTAAAAGTTTTATTATTCCATTTTACTTTAATACCGCAAGCGCGTTTTGAATTTTCTCCAGAAGTTACATATTCAAGGTTTTCAAGTCTGTTATCTTGTTTGTTCATATTTAAATGGTCAACAGTTAAAGCAGATTTACCCTTAAAAGCTTCCATTACTATTCTATGAACTTTTTCTTGTTTTCCATTTATAGTTGTTACTTTATACCCGTATTTGTCAGTTTGCTGTTTTTTCTTTCTTGTATACTTTTTGTTTTCTATATATACATCTCCTTTATCACTAACTAAATACTTTTCTTTATATCTTACTACTTTCATTATTTTTTTCCTCTTTCCTTAACTATATGTATTATTATATCAAAAAAACTCTAAGCTGCAAAGCCTAAAGTTTCAATCTATTTTGTGCTATAAGTCCATTTAAACTTCCTTTATTTGTATGATGTAATCCAAATGATTATTATCTTTTACTGCAAAAGCTTTTCTACAATCTTGGCATTCAAATAACACATAGTCATCGTTGTAGTCACAACTAATCACATTTTTGCTATTACAATGAGTGCACTTTATAATATTATTCATTTTTTCATTACATTCTTCTGAACAAACCATAGGCACGTCTAAGTCTTCCAAGCAGTCGTATGCTTCTGGAAATACTTCTATTTTTTCTCCACAACATACACATTTATTATAAAATTTCATCATTTTTCCTCTTTCCTTAACTCGATGTACCAAGTATATCAAAAAAACTCTAAGCCGTCAAGCAAAAAGTTTTTATTGTTAATTATTTTTCTTTCAATTTATTCTTGAACCAAATGATTCGTTCTTTGAACCAAGCGTCAACTCCTTCAGGACGTAGCCATTTACCTTGCTTTACTCCGTTCTTTTCCATGAACTCAATCACTTTAGTTGGAGTTTCTGGTTCGTCCCACATATTATATTTTGCTGAATTGAATTTACTAAACATTTCCAGTGTTTCGATGTAGCTATCTTTCAGAAGTTCCGTGTCAAGCAATTTTTGGGCCTTTTCAGCACGTTTAGCGAGTCGTTCGTTAGCTTGTTCCAGTTGCTCCTTTTGCCGCTGTAAACTCAAGTTATGGTTGATATAAGCAATCTGCTGTGCATGTCGTCCAAGTTTGCCTTGTGTATTAAGCTCGATCAGTTTAGCCATTCCCTCGCCAAGAATTTCATCAGCTACAAGATTATATTTGTATTTTTTATTTGTGTTTCTTACGTAGTTGTCAAGCGTTTGTTTGATTTTAAGTTTTTTGTGTAGTTCTCTTAATGTTGTCATTTTAATACTCCTTCATATATTTTACCAAACTTCAAAGCGTTGATTTTCACTAACTGTTTCAAGTCTGATATGAATTGCTGTTCTCCGTCAAAGTCAAATGGCATTGATACATTTTCCTTGATCCAAGTGAAAGCTCCGTCAAAGTCTTGTCTTAGTAAGCTCATCTTATCCACGATGTCGATAATTTGCTCTCTCTCTTCTGCTGTGTACATGTAACCAACTTTCTAGAAAGGTAGATCTTCCTCATTAACTTCAATCGGTTCAGTTCCTCCAAATAAGTCCTGTTTAGCTTGTGCTTGACTATTATTATCATTAGAGATAAATACTTTTTCAACCGTAGGGAAAACAAAGTTATAATTTACGTACTCGCCTGATTCCTTAGCTTGTACACGACCGCTGATCGTTACTGCGTCCCCTAATTGAATGAAGTCAGGCAAGAAAGCCGAACCATATGCAACTTTTACATTAGATCCCTTTTCTTTTTCAAATAAAGGTACTGAAATAATTTTCTTATCGCCTTTTGCTGTGTTTACTGTTCGTGTATTTTTTTCGTTTACTTGTGCTGTAACTGTGATAATTGCCATTTAATTATTCTCCTTTTTCTGCTTCTTGCTGTGCTAACCAAATCGTCATGATGTCGGTAATTTCTTTTTTAGTCTTATTTTTCAAGCTGTCAATATTTTGGTATCCTAGTTGTTCAGCTCGTTTGATAAGTGGCTGGATCTCACGAAGTCGTTGCTTTTCGGCTTCCAGTTCTTTCTGTTCTTCTGTCAAGTCGGGAAGGTCTTCTCCTGAATAAATGTAAATACCTAGTCCATGACGAGCGATTGCCTTAACTAGTCCACGCTGAATGGCTTTATTTACGTCCATTGAAGTCAGTTTTTCAAGTGGGATAGATTGGTTACGATAGTCCATACAAGGTAGATACTCAATGTGTTCTAAGCCCTCAATAGTCATACCAACCTTAACCCATGCTGTGCGACCGTCTGTGTGATAGTTTAACCCTTGTTCATTTTCATAAACTTTACTGTTAGCTTCAGGATAAACTTTTTTTACTTCTGCCCAAGCAAACGCCCAAGATAGATAGTCAAGATTATTCTTTTTACTCTTTTTATCATTAACATTAATGACACTTAAGGTTTCAAATACGCTCATTTTTTTCCTCTTTCTACGATAAATACGTTCCCTTGCCTTGTAATTTCGATATTATACTTAAGCATAGGCAGGATATATCCGTCATCCCGATAGTTCCACAAGTCATTTATTAAGCCATACAGGCACTCGTTAGGCCCAGCCCTATACTTTGTTTCGTTCATCTCTTCAAGCTCTTTAGATAGCTTTCTGACACCTCTAGCATAATGTTTACTTGCTTTTTCTTCGGCTCTTAAACTTTTGTAATTGCTTTTCATATATGAATTTTCTAATATCGTCTTTCTGTTGCTTTTCCTCTTTATCAGACCAGCCAACTTTTTGACCTTTTCGCTTGCCACTTTGATAAACTCGTCTGTTATCTTCTGGAAAGCCATTTTTCTCGAAGTATATTCTGGCATATTCAAAATAATTTAAGCTATTGATATACTGCTGACTATCCTTTTTATGATAATTGAGAGTCATTAATCGCCTTTCAGCTAGTGATTCAAAAGATGTTATCATTAGTCCTCCTTTATTTCTATATATACTATTATATCAAAATTATTTACTATTGTAAAGTATTAGATGATATTTTTTTATTTATTTCTGCTTTTAATTGCAACGCCCTAATTAATGCACGCTTAGAATAATCATTTTCGCAAGCTGTATGCAATTTTTTAGACTGTCTGACTAGAAATTCAGCACGACCAAGCCATACTTTGAAAAGCTCGTCATTTTTCCATTCAGCTTTTATCATTTCATCTAATGCACGATATAGCCAGCCATACACTTCAGCATGCAAATTAATTGCCTTGTTTTCATAATTAATCATTTTCTGTTACTTTTCCTTGCTCTTTAGCTAAGTCTAAGAAAGCCTGTGCCGATTCTTTCGTCGTTTCTAATGGAGTTTCCCTTTTTACTTTTTCCACTAGTTCGCTATCAGGTTCTTTTTTATCTTGTTCGATTGATGTAAAAGCTGAACCAACATATCCCCAAAGAATTTCATTATTAAATGCAAAGTTTCTAGCAAATACTTTCATGATAGAATATCTGTTTTTAGTCTTACTATTAATTTTAGGCGACATAGTAAAGGCAATCTCATACCATGATGGAATTGTAGTAG